TCTTCTCTAATCTTCTGGAAGCGTGGGGAGCAATTGAATCAACTCAGGCTGCTGCACAACATAAAAGACTTGTTATATTTGCTACAGGTACTGGTGGTTTAACTAGTTCTGGAGCAGCATTATATGCTAAAGAGATATTCTATAACCCAGATGATTATAACTGTCTGGTGTTTGAAGATACATGGGAAAACAAAGGTAATATAGGAGCATTTGTTCCTGCAACTATGGCTCTTAACAAGTTTAAGAAAGGAGAGAATCTTATTACAGATGTACCTACATCAGAGAAGTTCTGTTTAGATGAAAGAAAGAAAGCTACAAAATCTGCTAATAAGACAAGGTTACTTACTGAAATTATCAACAGACCTCTAAAACCATCTGAGATATTCTTGAGATTAGAAGGTAATTTCTTTCCTATAGAAGAATTGAAGAATACTCTAGCAGAACTAGAGAGTAATAAAACTCTCTTAGCAGCTAGTTGGAAATCTGATTTAGAGTTACTTAGTGATAGTAAGGTTATAACTAAGCCATCTAACAAACATCCCATCAGAGATTATCCTTTAAGGAAGGGTATAGATATGGATGCTTGTGTAGAGATATTTGAGAAGCCTAAATTAGATTCAAATGGTTTACCTTTCTCCGGTAGATATCTACTAGCTACTGACCCTACAGATGATGATGGTAATAGCAACATAAGAAGGTCTTTACAATCTACCTTTGTATTAGATAGCTGGACAGATAGAATAGTAGCAGAATATACTGCAAGAACTTATTTGGCAGAACATTACTATGAGAATGTTAGGTTGCTTGCTATATATTATTATGGTAAAGTTCTCTATGAGAATAACAAGAAAGGTATGTACGGTCACTTTAAAAATAAGAAGAGTCTTTTCTTATTAGAAGAAACACCAGAAATACTTAAAGACATGAACTTTGTCAAAGGTGTTGGTATAGGTAATAGGTCTTTGGGAGTAAATATGTCTAATGACCAAATGAAACTCTATGCTGTTAACCTTTTAAAGTCATGGTTAGAACAAGAAGCTATAACTAATGATGAGAAGAAAGTAAAGAATCTGACTCAAATAAGAAGTATAGCATTGTTACAAGAACTTATTAGTTATAGTATGGATGTAAATGCTGACAGAGTGTCTGCCATGCTTATAATGATGATATATAGAGCTAACAGAATCAGGCACATAGAAGTGGCAAAGTTGTCAGGTAACAGTCAGATACAGACTGTAGCTGGAGATAAATTTTGGTCTAAGGCGTACAGTATTGTGAATAATAGTAATAATAAAGCTTATATAGGAGCAACAAAAAGAAGGTTTTCTTTGACAAGACAATAAATTAATATATCTTTGTACTATGGAAGGTAATAAATACAATACATTTTTTCCTCCTCAAAAACTACCAACAAGCAAGAAGAATAAAGAATGGTTTGAGGAGAATGTTATAGCTGCTGAGAGGTTATCTTTCATGCACAATAATGGTGAATTAGAGTTAAAAAAGAAGATGGAAGTATGGTACAATATCTATAAGGATATTGTAGATGAAACACAAGTAGAGGATGTACTTAATCCTTTACAGATTGATTCAGGTGTGTTTCCAGCAACTCTCAAGAATTATCCCCTAACTATACCTAAGATAGACCTTCTCATTGGAGAAGAGATTAAAAGAAGGTTTGACTGGTCTGTAGTATCACGTAATGAAGATGCTCATTCTAACTATGCTTCTGCACTCAAGGATGAGTTAATGAATTTTGTAGTACAACAGGTACAACAAGAAGCTGTAGATGAGCAAGATGCAGAGAAGAAACTAAAGGAAATAGTTAAGTATTACACATACGAATATAAAGAACTCCATGAAGTAACTGCTATGAGGATATTACAGTATCTTTGGAAGGAGCAGAAGTTACAGGAGAAATTCAATAAAGGTTTTAAGGATGCACTTATATCATCTCAAGAGGTATATAGGATTGATGATTATGGCGGTAAACCAGTAGTAGTTAAGTGTGACCCACGTAATGTATATTCATTGCGTAAGGGTAACTCACATAGATTGGAAGATGCTGATATTATTGTAGAGATAGGTTATGAACCTATAGGTAAGGTAATAGATGAGTTTCATGCAGATTTAAAACCTAATCAAGTAGAACAGTTAGAAGCTGGTTATGAGAAAGTAAGAGGTAGTGGAGACGGAGTTCTTAGTCATATTAATCAACCTGTAATATACAGTAACCTTAATTGGGGTGGTGGTATTAGAGGATTGGAAGATTATGCAGAACTTAACGTATCCTATGGATTACCCTTTGATGCTCAAGGAAATGTTAGAGTACTTAGAGTTAGATGGTTAAGTAGAAAGAAGATAGGTAATCTTCATTACTTCGATGAGTTTGGGGATGAGCAGATTAGAATAGTACCTGAGAACTACAAACCTAATAAAGATTTAGGTGAGTGGGCAGAATGGTATTGGGTTAATGAAGCAATGGAAGGAACTAAACTTGCTGAAGATATCTTTGTTAAATGCAGGATTAGACCTATACAGATGAGACATTTTGACAATCCTTCAATGTGTTTCTTAGGATATGTAGGAACTGATTATGGTGAGTCTCTTATGGGTAGAATGGAGCCTTACCAATACCTATACAACATATATATGTTTAGATTAGAAATGGCTCTAGCTAAGTATAAAGGAGCTATCTATGAGCTGGATTTAGCTAAGAAACCTGATGATTGGGAAGTAGAACAATGGATGTACTATGCTGAGATATTAGGTTATTCTATAGTAGATAGTTTTAATGAGGGTAAGAAAGGAGAAGCCACTGGTAAACTTGCTGGTAACTTTAACACTACAGGTAAGGTACTTAATCCTTCAGTTGGAGATTATATACAACAGATAGTCTTAATGCTCAACTATATAGAGCAACAGGTAGCTAAGATATCAGGTATTACAGAACAGAGAGAAGGACAAGTATCTAACAGAGAAACAGTGGGTGGGGTAGAAAGAGCAGTTACTCAATCTTCTCATATTACAGAGAAGTGGTTCTTTATACATGATGAAACTAAGAAGAGAGTATTACAAGCTTTACTGGATACAGCCAAACAAATGTGGTCTAACAGTAAATCTAAGAAACTTAGTTTTATTCTGGATGATATGAGTAGGCATTTCATTGATTTTAATGGAGAAGATTTTGCTTCATCTGAATATGATATATTCGCTTCTAACTCTGCTCAAGACCAAGAGATTAGAGATATACTCAAACAACTTTCTCATGCAGCAGTACAGAATGGTGCTTCATTACTTCTTCCTATTAAAGTTCTTAAAGCAGATTCTATTGCGGATATGACTAAGAAACTTGAAATAGATGAGCAAGAAAGACAGCAGAGAGAAGAAGAAATGCAACGAATGCAACAAGAATCGGCTGAAAAAATGCAACAAATGCAAATGGAAACAGCACAGGCTCAAATGGAACTAGAGAGGTATAAAGCTGAACTAGCTTCTAATACAGCTATTGAAGTAGCTTTAATTAGAGCAGAATCTACTAATAACAGTACACAACTTCCAGAAGCAGACGATTCAGAGTATGAAGCAAGAAAGTTAGACTTAGACCAACAGAAAGTATCTATAGCTGAAAGGAAGTTAAATCTTGAAAGAGATAAAGCTAACAAACAGACTAAACTTGCTGAGAAACAGACTAATGAAACAATAAGACATAACAAAGCGACAGAAACTATAAGTAGGAGTAAACCTAGAAGTAGTAAATAATATATGATAATAGTAGTAAATGAATCACATTTTATTAACATAGAACACATAGTAAAGGCATCCGTAGAGCAAGAAGTTCTACGGATTACTTTTATTACAGGAGAGGAAGTAGCTTACTTCAATAAGAAAGAGATACAAATAATAGTAAAACAACTTAAAAGTAAAACACATGCTTAAAAATAGTAAAGTATTTGATGTACCTACGTTAGTAGAGAAGATGTTAGAAAAACCTTATCTGTTAACTATGGGTAAAGGTAGTATAGCTAAGATGTTTGATTTAACAAAGAATGAAGTAATCAGAGCTAAAGCAATAACCAGAAACAGAATGAAATTTGGTACGGAGTATCATCCATCAGAAGTAGCTTTTAGACCTAAATTTCCTAAAATACTTATACTGGATATAGAGTCTGCTCCTTTAAGAGCTTATGTATGGAGTAGATGGAAACAGAATATATCACTTAATCAGACTATATTAGAGTCTTTTATGTTAGCGTGGAGTGCGAAGTTCTTATTCTCTGTAGAAACTCTATCAGATGTATTAACTCCAGAAGAGGTACTTAATGAAGATGATGAAAGGATTACAATAGGTTTATGGAAACTATTGGATGAAGCAGAGATAGTTATTGCCCACAATGCACAGGGGTTTGATATACCTAAGATTAACAGTAGATTCATAGTAAATGGATTACAACCTACTACACCCTATAAGATAATTGATACATTATTAATAGCTAAATCAAGCTTTGGATTTAGTTCTAATAAGTTAGATGCATTAGCTGGATACTTCGGGTTAAAACCAAAACTAAGTACTGGTTTTGAGTTATGGTCTAACTGTATGAAAGGAGATATAGAATCTTTATCCTATATGGAAGAGTACAACAGACATGATGTTGAGTTGTTAGAAGAAGTATATCTTAAACTAAGACCTTGGATGAAGAGTCACCCTAACATTGCAATGTATATGGACTCTGAACGTACATTATGTTCTTCATGTGGTAGTAGTAGTGTTAATGTGATTCCTGATAAGTTCTACTTCACTAATACAACTAAGTATCCAATATACAGGTGTGATTGTTGTGGTGGTATAACAAGAGGTAGAAGGACTGTTCTAGATAAGAAAGTAGTTAAAGCATTAGGAACCTCTATACCACGTTAATCAGTTAAGTTTATAGTACAAAGCTGTTATAGGTTATAACATTTGGTGATTATATTTTAGTTCATTATATTTGCACAGAGAAACGACAAATTTTAGCAATATGGAAAGAGAAGATAACTTATTTGAGGGGTTTAACCTCACTAATTTAGAAGAAATGACTTCCTTTATGGAAGATAGAACAAGAGAAAGTTCTTTAGATACTGAGACAGACGATACTAAACAACAAGAAGCAGGAGATGATAATCCTTTTGCTAGTTTTGAGTTCCAGACAGAACCTTTGGAAGAAGAAGGTGATGAAGGAGCAGGAGAAAAAAATGAAGATACTCCCTCTTCCTCCGATACAAAGAAACTAGAAAAGAATTCCTTTCTCACTCCGTATGCTAAGTTGTTAATGGAAGAGGGGGTTCTTCAAGACTTTGATATAGAGAAGTATGATGGTTCTGCTGACGGGTTGGTAGATGCTTTTAGACAACAGTTGAATAAACATGTTGAGAGTTACAAAGAGCAGTTAGACCCAAGAGTTAAGTGGTTACAAGACCATGTAGAACAAGGAGTACCTTTAGAAACTCTATTACAGATAGATAAACAGAGAGTGGAGTTCTCTAAAATAACTCCAGAAGTTCTTTCAGAAGACAAGGATTTACAGAAGAGTCTGGTAAAACAGTATCTTAGAGCCACTACAAATGGCTGGTCAGATACTAAGATAGACAGAGAAGTAAATAGATTGGATGATTTGGGAGAACTCGAAACAGAAGCAAAAGAGTCCTTTGACACATTGAGAAAATTAAATGAAGAGCAGGAAAAGCAATTAGCTATACAAGCTCAACAGGAAAGAGAGGTAGCGGCTAAACAACAACAGGAA